AAAAGCCACTGAAACAGAAGTATCTGTTAGCAAACTATCACAACTACAAAAATATTTGCAAGACTATAAAACATGTATAATATTGTATACATATGATTCTGTGCTATTCGATGTTCCTTTATCGGAAGCCAAAGGTTTATTGCCACAAATAAAAACTATCATGGAAAAGGGTAATTTTCCGGTGAAATGTAAAGTTGGCGATATTTATGATAAAATGAGAACTATCACGTTATGAATATAGATTCTATAATTGCAGAATGGACATACCGACTAGAAAAAGGTTATCCAGACTGCCCCGAAGATTACATTGAGTTACGCAACGTTTTACGAGAACGAACTGATTTATCTATTAACGAGCAAGATGCTATTGTGCGCAGAGCAATGGGATTGGAAGAACAAGAAGATGATGTTGAATCTGATGATCTAGTTTCTAAAAAAGAACAACAACGGTTAATTACATATATTGAAACTAATTATAAGTTTAATGATCAATCTATAAATAATTTAGATTTTTTTTCTATTAAAATTTTAGAATCTGAATTTAAACAACAATTATTAGAAATAATATATTCAAATACTCCATACTATAATTTAGAACGAGGTGATATACGTATTACTGGTAATGCTTTGGAATTATATAATATATGTTCAATAGTTAAAGTACCAAATGGACATTGGTCTGAATTATTTTTTGCTTTAATGTTTAAAGGTCGGGTAAAAGGTGGTGTAGCCGGCGATGATAATAATATTAAATCCGATGTAGAATTGAATAACCCCAAAGCTGATATATCAGTAAAATCATATATAGAGACAACATATGATTGCGGAACATTACCAGCTGGAACATATACTAAATTAAAAAAATTTATAGCATTGTCAGAATTGTTAACAGGTATAGATGTGCAAACAGCATCTCTTTCTACAATTGAAATAAATAAAATATTAAAAGAATTAGAGTCAGAGCGTTTACAAGATGAAATAAAGGAAATATTAAAACAAGAAGATTCTAGTTTTGCAATATTACGAAATGCTGCAAAAAGAATACGAGATATATTAGGTAATGCGTCTCCTGATTATTTAGAAAATGTAATCGATTCGTTTTGCAATGATTTAGATAATACATTGCAAATTGCATTTGTCGATAAAATTGATTGGTGGGCATTATTTAATAGAAATAATAATACATTGTTTTTACGTCCTTCAGCTGAAATATATGAAGCTGTACGATGTAGAAAAGAATATCCTAGAATATCTAATGCAATACCCAATTTCCATCAAGGTAAAGTGTGGTTAAAGGGTACTGCAGTAGGTGTAACAAAAAAACAATACAAGGATGAATAATTGAAAACACAACTACTATGCACATTTGCACATCAATCAGATTTAAACATTGTAACTGATTACATACAACAAAGTTACACTATACCAGAACAACGAATATTTGTGTTTTCCAATGCAGATCATCAAGATCAATTGTATTGCACTTACAATGCAGACAGCACCACACGCAGAGGACAAAACACCATAAGCATACATCGTAAAAAAGAAACCAACACTTTGTACACAGTCAATGCTCTCAACGCAATTATACGTCGAGTCAACAACGGAGTGCTAGACAAATCATATCAAGTAGATTGGTCACACTATCAAAATTCATTTATACTAACAGACGATGACAGCTACCGTGTTGTTGAATTGATATTTTTCAAGAAGATTTCTTGGTAATCTGATATTTATTATATATAATAAGGTAATAATATGATTCGACTTAAAAATTTAATAATGGAACGAGAGGATTCAAAACGCAAAAATATAAAAATGCGTGTAAATTACATTGTGTATGATACTAATTATCGTGATTCAACAATGCCAATTCATGATGAAATGATGTCAAAAGAATTTGCTAAAGAAATGGTTGATCAAATTGTAGATATGATAGAAGATGAAAATATTAGAAATCCAGAAACTGGAGAATATGAATATGATGTTACCAGATTAGATAGTGATATTAGATTTGATTGTTGTATACAAAAAGATGACTATGAAATTGATTTTAATGTTTCATATGATGAAGATGCTGAATTAGTTGCAATTGATATTCAAGATCCAGAACTAGCAGATAAATTTGGTATAACTGAATCTGACTTATACGAATTATTATCTTAGGAAAATCATGATACGACTCAAAGATTTATTAACAGAACAACAAGAAAACCGAATAGCTATAGGCGGACTAATAATAAACAATGCTAATATAGAAAAAGGAGAAGACTCTGTAAAAATAACGTTTAGTAATAATGATATACCTAAAGATTCTCAATTAGTAAATTACTTACCAAAAATGATTTGGAATTGTACTATAACATTAACTCAAAACGGCGATATGATTGATGGTACTATAAAATGTGAGGGAGAAGGTAAATATAAAGGAAAAGACGTTGAGAGTGCCATTATGAAGATCGTCGACACTTTTCCTAAACCTGCGGACACTAACAATTTTACACAAAACATATTAACATCACTTGGTTTTAATACTACGAATTTAACAGAACAAAATCAACCACCAGAAGACAAAATAATCGACATTAAAGGGTCAGAACCTTATTACACTGTAATTTACAGACATAATGGAAAAAATTACAAAATTGAATTTGAAGATTATGAATTAATGGATCGTGTTGACGAATATGGATGGACTGGTGAAATTTTAGGAGTTGATCAAGACGGAGGCGAATGGAGTTGTTATGCAAATGCAGTAACATTAGGCGGTGGTGATTATGATTGGGATATAGATTGGGATCAGATACAATATCAAGGCGTGCCAAAACCTAACGTAAAAAAACAATAAAAAAATTAAACAATTACTTGGACTTAACGAATTAATTATTTAATATATAATTAATAAATAACATAAATTAATAACTTAACAAAGGAGTACTTAAATGGGACTTAACTTAGATGCCATCAAGGCAAAACTTAACCAATTAAACAAAACCGACGATCGTCGTAACAACCTATGGAAGCCAGAAGCTGGCCCAAAAACAAGAGTAAGAATTGTACCTTACGTTCACCGCAAAGACAATCCATTTCTAGAATTGTATTTTCATTATGACATTGCCAAAAGGTCAATGCTATCGCCAGTATCATTTGGTAATGCAGACCCGGTAGTTGAATTTGCAGAAAAACTAAAGAAGACCGGAGACAAAGATGAGTGGCTAATGGGTCGTAAAATTGAACCTAAAATGAGAACTTATGTTCCTGTTATCGTTCGTGGTAAAGAAGCAGAAGGTGTCAAATTTTGGGGATTCGGTAAAACGATCTATACAGAATTACTTTCTATTGTGTCTGATCCAGACTATGGTGATATCACCGACTTAATGAATGGTCGTGACATTGACGTAGAGTTTATTCCTGCAGAAGGCGGAGGATATCCAAAGACTACGATTCGTGTTAAACCTAACACATCTCCTGCAACCGAAGACAAAGGTATTGCGGAGAAGATTATGAATCAGCCTGTAATCACAGACATATTTCCAGAGCCAACTTATGAAGAGTTAGAAAACGCTCTTAAAGCATGGATGAATCCGGAAGATGACAGTGCCGACGTTGATACATCATCTAACACCACAGCAGATACATCTGCAAAAACTGAGGAAAAGGCAGAAGCCAAAACTGAAGAAAAACAAACAGATGTAGCATCAGCATTCAACGATTTATTTAACAAGTAGGAGTCTTTAAATGGCAAAGAAAAAAAGCAAAAGTAAGGACGAACTGGAAGATGCGTTAGCAAACACATTGGCCGATAGTATAAACAAACAGTTTAAAGGTCAAGCGTTAAAGACTGCATTCTTTCTTGCAGGCGACGATGATTCGCCAAGCAACGTTAAAGAGTGGATATCTTCAGGATGTGATTCTTTAGATTTAGCAATATCTAATCGACCTAATGGAGGATTTCCTGTTGGTAGAATTACCGAAATAACAGGGTTAGAAGCGTCGGGTAAATCATTGCTAGCAGCACACACTTTAGCAGAAACACAAAAGAAAGGCGGTCTGGCTGTCTACATAGACACAGAGTCAGCAACTAGTTCTGAATTCTTAACTGCAATCGGCGCCGATTTGAAAACAATGCTATACGTACCTCTTGAAACAGTAGAAGAGATTTTTGAAACAATTGAAACTATTGTGGATGGGGTACGTAAATCTGACAAAGACAGATTAGTTACTATTGTAGTAGACTCAATTATGGGCGCATCTACAAAAATTGAAATGTCTGCAGAATATGATAAGGATGGTTATGCAACCTCTAAATCAATCATTCTGTCAAAAGCAATGCGCAAGGTTACAAATTGGATTGCTCGAGAGCGTATCTGTTTAATATTTACTAATCAACTCAGAGTTAAAATGGGTGTGTCATTTGGAGATCAATGGACAACAGCAGGTGGTAAGGCTATTCCTTTCCATGCATCTGTTAGACTTCGATTAAAGAATACCGGCCAGATTAAAGCTTCAGTTAATGGTGCAGAACAGGTAGTGGGTAGCAAAACTCAAGTGCAGGTAGTTAAAAACCGTATGGGTCCACCGCATCGTAAGATTGATTATGAAATCTATTATGATAGTGGAATTGACAATTTCGGTGGTTGGTTGAACCTAATGAAGAAATTCAAATTGGTTAAACAAGCAGGAGCATGGTATACATTGGAAGATATAGATCATGAAACTGGAGAAGTCTTTGGAGAAATGAAATTCCAGAGCAAAGATTTTGTTAGCAAGGTTATGCAAAACCCTGAAGCAAAAGAAAGGTTGTATAAAAGAATCTGCGATGCTTATATCTTTAGATATCAGGCAGGGGTAGACGGCGGAATCGATGACGTTGTTATTGATGAAGAAGTAATTGATGAAGAAGGATAATGAACAAGTATCAAAGATTATTCAACGAGTTACAAAAAGAAAAGGAAACGAGCCCAAAGGATGCTAATGATCATATCATGGTATTTGACGGGCTCAATACCTTTATTCGAAGTTTCGGAGCAACACCAGCATATAATGAAGACGGTGACCATATAGGTGGTATAACTGGATTCTTGTATTCTATAGGTAAAACTGTCAGAGACTTCAAACCAAGCAGATGTGTTATTGCATTTGATGGACGTGGTGGTAACACTAAAAGAAGAAAAATTTATAAAGGTTACAAGGCAAACAGGGCCAATAAAACTAAACTGCGAAGATTCGATCATCATGAAACGAGCATAGAAGATGAACAAGAGTCAATGCGCAAACAGTTTAGCAGATTGGTTTCATATTTAGACAACTTGCCTGTAACTTTTTTGGCTATGGATGGAATAGAAGCAGATGACACTATTGCTTACATAGCACAGATGTATGCAGAGACATGCAAAAAAATTACCATAGTTTCTACCGATAGAGATTTCTATCAACTAGTAGATGATCGTATACAAATATGGTCTCCTATAAAAAAGAAAATGTATGACACCCAAGCAGTTATAGAAGAATTTGGTGTTCATCCTAGCAACATGGTATTGTATAGATCATTTACCGGAGATAAGTCAGACAATATACCAGGTGTAGCCGGCATAGGTCCAAAGACCATTTTAAAACTTATTCCAGAAATATCTAACGAACAACAAGTTTCATTAGAGCAGTTATTTGATAAAAGCAACAAGCTGTTAACAGAAACAAAACAATATCAGAAAATTTTAGACAATCGAGAAACGCTTGAAAAAAACTGGCAACTCATGGACATAAAACTTCTTGATATATCAGCAAATGTATCTTCTAAAATACGAGGCATAATGGATCAGCCAGTTACCGGTTTGAATCGTGCTGAGTTTCAAAGATTGTTCTATGAAGATAAAATGTGGGCAGTGATGAAGAATCTTCCTGATTGGTTGACTCGCACATGGCTGTCTTTAGATGCATTTGCAAAACAAACACAAAAATGATTTGATTTTATTATAATTTTTATTATTATCTAATATGACAGATAAGTTAAGTGAATATGGTTGGAGCTTTCAAGTAAAAGTTTTAGCCGCAATGTTTACGGATAGAATATTTTTACAGCAAATAATTGATATTATACAACCAGACTATTTTGAGTCTGATGCTAATAGTTGGCTGTTAGAGGTTATATTAGAACATTTTCGAGAATACAAATCACCCCCTTCAAAAGACGTATTAAAAGTCAAAGTTACTGGCATAGACAATGATGTGCTTAAAGCTGCTATATTAGAACAATTAAAGGATGTTTTCCGTTACATGGAATCAGACGACCTTACATTTGTTAAAGACGAAATACTCAAATTTTGTAAGAATCAAGAAATTAAAAGAGCTATAATGGATAGTGTTGGATTACTTAAAATGGGTAATTACGACGAAATCAAAACCAAAATTGACGGCGCAATGAAAGCCGGGGCTGATACTGATATAGGATTAGAATATAAAGATACTGTAGCATTGCGTTATGATGAAGCAGCTCGAGACACCATGACAACAGGATGGGATGTTATTGACGACTTAATGGATGGAGGTTTAGCTCCAGGCGAATTAGGAGTAGTAATGGCTCCTGCAGGTATTGGTAAATCATGGCTTCTTATTAATATAGGAGCAAATGCAATAAAAGCCGGTAAGACTGTTATTCATTACACATTAGAGCTCAATGAAAATTATGTAGGTCAAAGGTATGATTCAGTAGTAACTGGTATCAATGCTCAAAACTTAAAAAATTATCAAGAAGACATACAAGAAAAAATAGATAGCTTGAAAGGTGAGTTAGTTATAAAACATTATCCAACTAAATCTATTGGAGTAATGGGTATAAAGGCTCACATAGAAAAAACTATAATGTTAGGCAATACACCAGATCTTGTTATTATAGATTATGGAGATCTTTTAAAGGTAAACACTAAAAAAGACAAACATGAAGCATTAGAAGAGTTGTATGAAGAAATGCGTGGTATGGCCGGTGAATATAATGTTCCAGTATGGACTGCATCCCAAGCAGGTAGATCTGCATTAGAAGAAGATGTAATTGAAGCAGATAAAATTGCTTCGTCATATGGTAAAGTAATGGTAGCAGACTTTTTAATGTCGCTATCAAGAAAAGTAGAAGATAAAATGTCAGGCACAGGTAGAGGTCATGTAATTAAAAATAGGTTTGGGCCAGACGGAATAACTTTGCCTTGCAAAATAAACACAAATAACGGTCAGTTTCAATTCTTTGAACCACAGACCACACAAGGAAAACAAACTACACAAGTTATGAAAACAGGAGAAAATATGGTGAAAAAAAATCTTGCACAAAAGTTCAAAGATCTGGGCGGAACGTTAGGGTAGCGACATATTTATATAAGCAAAACGCCCGGTAATCACTCCGGGCTTTTTTCATCTAATAACAAATCGTTTAATAAAAAATAAGGAGATTACAACCAATGGAGATTTCAAATAAAATTTTGAGTGACATTACAGTATACATGAAGTATGCAAAATATATCCCAGAACTCGAACGACGCGAGACGTGGGATGAATTAGTAGACCGCAACAGAGATATGCACATAGAAAAATATCCTAAATTACGTGAAGAAATAATAGAAGCATATAAATATGTTTATGCAAAAAAGGTATTACCTTCAATGCGATCGCTTCAATTTGGTGGTAAACCTATAGAAATCTCCCCTAACCGAATTTATAATTGTGCGTATCTCCCAATTGACGATTATCGAGCTTTTGGTGAAGCTATGTTTTTGTTATTAGGTGGTACTGGTGTTGGTTATTCTGTGCAAAAACACCATGTAGAAAAATTACCAGAAATACGCAAACCAAATTTAGACAGAACACGTCGTTTTCTTATAGCCGATTCAATTGAAGGATGGGCGGATGCAGTTAAAGCACTTGTTAAAAGTTATTTTCAAGGAACCTCTAAATTAAAATTTGACTTTTCAGACATTAGGCGCAAAGGAGCAAGATTAGTAACATCAGGTGGTAAAGCTCCAGGACCACAACCATTAAAAGAATGCTTAATTAAAGTACAAGGAATATTAGATGCTAAACATAATGGTGAATTTTTATCGCCAATTGAAGTACATGACATGGTTTGTCATATTGCAGACGCCGTATTGGCAGGTGGTATTAGGCGTGCGGCACTCATTAGTTTATTTTCAGCTGATGACGAAGAAATGATTGCATGTAAATCGGGCAATTGGTGGGAAACAAATCCACAACGAGGTCGTGCTAATAACTCTGCAGCATTAATGAGACATAAATTAACCAAATCGTTTTTTATGGATCTTTGGAAGCGAGTAGAATTATCAGGAGCAGGAGAACCTGGTATATATTTAACAAATGACAAAGATTGGGGAACTAATCCATGTTGTGAAATTGCACTACGTCCTTTTCAATTTTGTAATCTTTGTGAAGTAAATGCATCAGACATTGAATCACAAGAAGATTTTGAAAACAGAGTAAAAGCTGCTGCGTTCATAGGTACACTTCAAGCAGGATATACAGAATTTCATTATTTGAGACCAGTATGGCAAAGAACCACAGAAAAAGATGCTTTAATTGGAGTTTCAATGACAGGTATCGGATCAGGAACTGTATTAGGGTATGATATGACAGCTGCAGCAGAAATTGTTAAAACAGAAAATACACGTGTAGCTGAAATATTAGGAATTAATGCAAGTGCAAGAACCACAACAGTAAAACCTGCAGGAACAACATCATTAGCATTAGGTACTAGTTCAGGAATACATGCTTGGCACAATGATTATTATATTAGAAGAGTAAGAGTTGGTAAAAATGAAGCAATATACACTTATTTAGCAAAAAATCATCCAGAACTAATTGAAGATGAATATTTCCGTCCACATGACACTGCAGTTATTAGCATTCCGCAAAAGGCACCAAAAGGAGCAATTATGCGAACCGAATCTCCATTTGCATTATTAGACAGAATCAAAAAAGTGCATTTAGAATGGGTAAAGCCAGGACACCGTACGGGTAACAACACACACAACGTGTCGGCTACAGTTTCACTTAAAGAAGATGAATGGGACTTAGCAGGACAATGGATGTGGGACAATCGAGATCATTACAATGGATTATCCGTGCTTCCATATGACGGCGGTACTTATGTGCAAGCTCCATTTGAAGATTGTGATGAAGCACGATACAAAGAAATGCTCAAAGCTTTGCAAGATGTAGATTTATCTAAAATTGTAGAATTAGACGACAACACAGATTTATCAGGAGAATTAGCGTGTGCAGGAGGTGCGTGTGAAATCAAATGATTGGATTTACCAGTTATATATTAAAGAGTTTATTTTACGCAAAAAAACTTTGAAAACCCAATAAAATATATTATATTATAAATAATAAAGGAAGTTATGACAACAAATAAAACTATAGAACTAGTTAGAGAAGGTTTTGCTAATGGTGTAGCCCCCGGCGGCAATTTATCAGACGAAGAAAAAGCTGAAATGATAAAAAATGCAACTAAAGCATTTGGTGATTTTTTAACTGCACTTCGATGCGATTGGAAAAACGATCCAAATTCAGATAATACTCCACATCGTGTAGCAAAGGCATATGTAAACGATTTATGGGCTGGTAGATACAATGGGGCTCCTAATATTACTGCATTTCCGAGCGATGGATATGACGGTATGGTATTTGAAGGAGGCATTCCATTAACAAGTATGTGTTCACATCATCATCAAACTATAATGGGTAAAGTTCATGTAGCATATATTCCAGGTGAAGATAGCAAAGTTATTGGGCTATCTAAACTTAATCGATTAGTAGAACACTTTGGAAGACGTGGTTCTATACAGGAACAATTAACCGTCGCTATACACAATTCAATTGACACTATTATCAATGACAATAAAGGTGTAGCAGTAATGATTGATGCTACTCATAATTGTGTGTCTTGTAGAGGTGTTAAACATGGCGGTGCTTCAATGAAGACTAGCAAACTTACTGGTGCATTTAAAGATGATCCGGCAACTAGAAACGAATATTATGAATTTGTAAAAGGATATAATGGCTAAATTTACATCAACTAAACTATTTGACGGATACTCAACTTGTTTTCGTCAATGGAGAGCAACCGACACGCATTGTCAATACTTACACGGATATGCATTGTCATTTCGTGTTTGGTTTGAGGGGGACTTAGATCATCGCAACTGGGTATTTGATTTTGGAGGAATGAAACGTTCTAAAAATAAAATATACGGTATGGCTCCTAAAGAATACTTTGCATGGTTATTAGATCACACAGTAATTATTGCAAATGATGATCCAGAATTAGATTCATTCAGAATGATGGATGCTCAAGGTATTATTCAACTTCGTATTATCAATGATACTGGTTGTGAAAAGTTTGCAGAGTTTCTATATGAAATTATAAACGACTTTTTGAAAAAGGAAACTAACGGCAGAGTAAGAGCTCGTAAAATAGAAGTATACGAACACGAAAGGAATTCGGCAAGTTATGAGTAAGACTGTATATGTATCTTTATATGACTATCTAGGTCGTTCTACTGCTAACTCTGATGAAGGCATAAAAGTTGCCGAAGTAGCAGCAAGTCAGGGCGTTAAGCCAGGCACTAAAATGTTACCAGAAGAATTGCAAAATGATAAGTATAAATCAGTTGCAACATGGCCTATAGACTTTTTAGACAGTATATATAAACGACCAGATCAAGTATTAGTACGCAAAGATCAGTTTGATTTGCTAACTGACAAAGTACATCGATTAGAAAATAAACTAAATGAATTAATAAATGCTACCAATAGTAATGTCGGCCCTGCCGATGACCTCCCATTCTAATATGAAACGAATAGAAGATTATCAAAAAAGATTACCTGTATTAGAAGTATACAGATGTGTGCAAAGTGAAGGAAGCCGATTTGGTCGTCCCACAATAGCAATAAGAACTACAGGATGTACTCATAGATGCTACTTTGGCGAAGGTGGTTGGTGCGACTCTTGGTATACGAGTATACACCCAGAAAAAGGCACATTTTGTTTTCAAGATATTGTAGACATATATGATGCTAATCCACACGTTAAAGAAATGATGATAACGGGAGGGTCTCCTACTATGCATCCGACTTTAATGAATGAATTAACACAATTTGCAGCAAAACGAGGCATTGTAACCACAATAGAAACTGAAGGCAGTCACTTTATTGACACTCCACAACGATTTGACGTTGTTTCATTGTCTCCTAAATTTAGCAACAGTGTGCCTGTAGTAGGAACTAAAACACCTGCAGGAAAGATAGTAGATGAGCGCATGATTAAGCAACACAATAAACTGCGACTTAATCATGAAGCAATTAGTAAAACATTGAAATATCATCATGACTATCATTATAAGCCTGTTTGGGACGGCACTGAAGAAAATCTTAAAGAAATAGAAGACTTCCGTGTGTTACACAAGATTCCAAAGCATAAAACATATGTTATGCCAGCTGGAGACACAAGAGAGGAATTAATTAAAATGTATCCACTAGTATTTGAAATGGTAGCAGAACATGGTTATAACATGACTGGTAGAGACCACATTATTGCATATGATACAGAAAGAGGTGTATAATGTATTGGCATAGCACAACAACATACAAAGATTTAAAAATAAAATACATATATAAATGGCAAACAGTAAAATGGAAAAGGAACAAGTTATGAATTGGAAACCAATTGGCGATCAAGTATTGCTAAAAGTAGAAAAAACTGCAGAAAAAACTAAATCAGGAATTATACTCGTAGACCGAGACATGGCTTTTGTACTCGGAGAAGTAGTAGCAACTGGAGATGGATTGTTTACTCAAACAGGAGATCGTATTCCAATGACAGTTAAGAAAGGCAACACGGTATATGTTTACAAGTCTAATTTAGGCGAAAACAAAGAAATCGTATTAGACGACGAACAATATGTATTAGTAAGGGAATCAGAAATCGCAGTAGTCAATGATTGAGACTCTCGGATGGATTAGCACTATATTAGTTTTAGCAGGGTATATTTTTAATGCCCAGCACTATACTAAACTAGCAATGTTTTCTTGGATAATTGGAGATATTGGTTGGGTTACGTATGATTTATTAATAACTAATATTAGCCATATGGTGCTAAGTCTGATTATCATATCAATTAATATTTACGGCATATGGAACATATGCAAAACTAAAAAGGAAAAACTTTGGCATATCAAGCAGTAGGTTATGACAAGCGAGCAGGAATAATGCACGTGTGGGATGATGAATTAGGACATCAAAAGTTTCCATTTCAATCATACGGATATTTGCCTTCTGAAACCGGCCAATATAAAACTCTAGACGGTGTTAGATTAGACAAAGTTCCTGGCAATCATCGAGACAACCCAGAAGCCTATGAATCAGACTTAAACGAAGAAGTCCGCACTTTAATAGATTTATACTATGAAGACGACACTGTTTCTAAAGGTCATAGAGACTTTTTCTTTGATATTGAAACAGCAAAAGATGCTGATGGATATAGTACTATCGAGGATGTAAGAACGGCTATAACATCCATAGCATATTATGATAAAAGTGGTAATGACCGCAGAGTACTTATATTAGATGAACGTAAACGCATCAAAGACAGTGTTATACAAGGCGATGGTTATACATTGGAAATATTTCGCAGTGAAAAAGACTTACTTACCAGATTTATAAACGCATTTGCAGAAATACAACCTACTGTTATAACTGGATGGAATACTGATGGTTATGATATTCCATATTTATTAGGCAGATGTAAAAAAGTATTAGGCAATCAGTCTATCAAGAAATTTAGTCCTGCAGGTATTGTTACACAAAATCCTAAAAGCAAGAAATGGAAAATATTTGGCGTATCTAGTTTAGATTACATTAAATTGTATAAAAACTTCACATACACAGAACTTCCTAATTACAGATTAGACACTGTTGGTAAAACTGAGCTCAATAAGGGTAAAGTTGAATATGATGGCGATTTAGATGATTTGTTCGAACAAGACATTCATAAGTTTGCTTATTATAATATGACAGATGTCGACTTGGTATATGAATTAGATGAAAAACTGCAACTTATTAATTTAGCAAGAACTATATGCCATAAAGGACATGTTCCATATGAAGATGTGTATTATGCATCTAAATATCTCGATGGCGCTGCTATTGTAGACTTGAAGCGTAACGGATATGTTGCTCCTAACAAGCAATTTCGATTTATAGAAGAAGAACGACAAGATGCATTAGCAGGAGCATATGTAATGTCTCCGATTCCTGGATTATATAAATGGATATATGATTTAGATTTAACTTCTCTGTATCCTAGTATTATTATGAGTTTGAATATATCTCCAGAAACTAAAATTGGAGTTATTGAAAAGTGGAATCAGGAATACTTGCTACAATCCGATGCAGTATCTGTTACAATTAACAATCAAACTATACCAGACGTTAAACAATGGTTACAAGACAACAACTATACAGTTGCAAGTAACGGAGCGGTATATGATACATCGAGAATTGGATTCTTACCGGCTATTCTTAAAAAATGGTTTATTGAGCGTGTTGAATATAAAAACAAGCGAGATGAATATGAGGTCGGGTCTGAAGATTATAAATTTTATGATGCATTGCAACTAACACAAAAAGTATTGTTAAATTCATTTTATGGAGTATTAGGACTTAAAACTTTCCGCTTCCACGACTTAGACAATGCGGGTGCTATTACAGCTACAGGTCAAAGTGTAATTAAATTTTCTGCAAAGGCAATCAATGCATATTATGCTAAAGAAACTGGTAAAGATCATTTTATCAATGCAAATGGTAACAAAGCAGAATTTAGTTTTTATACAGACACAGATTCTACATTTGTTAGTTCACTGCCACTTATAGAAAAACGTTATCCTGGATATGATGAAACTGACGAACAGTTCATGATTGAAAAAACAAATGAAGTAGCATCTGAAATACAAAAGTATGTTAACACCATGTATGATCAGTATGCTGTGCATTTTCACAATACAAAAGAGCATCAGTTTCAGATTAAACAAGAATATGTTGCTAAATCTGGTCTTTGGATAGCAAAAAAGAGATATGCTCAATGGGTCATATTTAAAGAAGGCAAACCTACGGATAAAATGGATATCAAAGGTTTAGATGTAGTTAGAAGTAGTTTCCCAACGGATTTCAAAAAGATAATGAAAGAAACTTTGTGGTGTGTGTTAAAAGAAAAAAGCAAAACAGATACTTCTGATGTTATATTTAACTTTAAACAATCTATACAAAAATCCAATGTATTAGACGTAATGAAAAATTCTGGTGTCAAGGAGGTTTCTAAATATACAAAAGCTAGAAAACCATTTACCGGATATATGTCAGGAACTCCCGCCCATGTTAAATCTGCAATAAATTTTAATGATATGTTAACACAACTAAAAACTGATGTTACTGAAATTAAAAATGGTGAAAAGGTTAAATGGGGCTATCTTAAAAATAATCCATATGGATTTGATACCATGGCACTTCGAGGATATGAAGATCCACCCGAATTAGTTGAATTTGTTAACATGTATATTGATCGTGACAAAATGTTCGAACGAGATCTGCAAGGTAAAATAGATGATTTCTATGCTGCAATGAATTGGGGCAAATTACCAGAAAATAATACAGTGAATAAATTCTTTTCTTTTGGAAAATAAGAATAAATTTACTATAATAAATAAAAAAGTTATATGTACGGAAAAGATCAATGGCGCGGTAGAGAAGTAGAAGGTCGTTACTCAGATATGATGACATACTTTGTTCGTGATTTAGATGAGTCAAAAAAAGAATCATATGGTTTAGATATAATTAATCTTAAAAATTATCCACACTATTATTTTACAATTGAATACATGAAAAAGTCAATGACAGATGAAACATATCTTTCGACTATTAGATGGATTCTAGATAATTCTAATTGTGTAGTTACTATTGAAGCCAGTAGTGAAACAGTTAATACTATAAAACCAGATCTATTTAATAGATGCCATGTTATCTATAGAATTAGTGATGTATATCTTGAAATGTTAAAAGACACAGATACATTATCAATTGATGCTGGTTGGTATCGAGTTCATCAGGTTACTAAATGCAACATGATGGAAATTAAACCAGATAACTATAAATTTGACGAAGAAATATGAAATATAGTGTAGTAGTATCGTTTAGCATGGAAGGATTTCATTGTTGGCCAGAAGCCAAAGAAGTGTTTCCAGAAGTAGCATTTTTATCAGACAGACATCGACATCAATTTGGATTTCGTTGCTATGCAAAAGTAAGTCATACAGATAGAGATGAAGAGTTTATCTTAATGCAGCGAAGATTGAAAAAACAATTAAGAACTAATTTTGGTGGTAATATATTAGAATTTGGTAGAATGAGTTGCGAAGATATTGGAGAATGGATATTAAATAATAATCCTGGTTATCTATACAAAGTAGAAGTATGGGAAGATTGGGAAAACGGAGCAATAATAGAAAGATGAGAAAATTATTTTATTTCGGCCTAGAGCCACTAAAAGCTAGATATACATATCAGCTATCAAAAGAATGGATGCCGGCTACTTTCGAGCCATATGCAGATCAATTAGAGTTTATAGACATTGAAGGAGACTTCGATCCTGATCAGCAAATAAAAATTGGAGTAGTATTAGATGCAGTAGGTAGAGGTAAATTTGCAATGAGTCAATGTGCTAACTTTTTAGATATGCTTAATCGTGGAGAAGTAAACGATGGTGATATCATATTTCTTCAAGACTATTGGCATCCGGGTATTGAGTCTATATTATATGCAATTGACTTGTATGGTATTGACTTAAAATTTTATTCAATGCTTCACGCACAAAGTGTAGACGAATATGACTTTGTATATCCGATGCGTTCTTGGATGCGAGGTTTTGAGTTAGGATTAGACAAACGAATGACAGGTATATTTGTAGGATCTACTATTCACAAAGAACAACTCAGACAAGCAGGATTCGAAGCCCCAATACACGTTGTGTCGCTTCCACTACACGCAGAAATGGCATTAGACAAAAATCCAAAGTATAATCCATTAGACCCTAGAAAAAATACTGTAGTATATTCAAGTAGATTAGACAAAGAAAAGAATCCATTTTTTATGTTAGAAGTAGCAGAAGCATTTCTAGCAGATAATCCTGATTGGACTTGGCACGTCACTACATCTGGTAAAGAGTTTAGATCTTCAGTGCCCGGAGTAATAGGAGCCATGCATGAATTAGAAAAACGACAACCTAGATTTGTTTGTATGCATAACTTGACTAAACAAGAATATTATGAACAATTATCCACAGCACGAATACAATTTAATTCGGCTCTGCAAGACTATGTTTCATGGACCATATTAGAAGCTACACTATTTGGTTGCGACGTTGTGTATCCAAATTTTAGATCGTTTCCAGAATTTATACCGCAAGACAAATTATATCAGCCATTTGACGTTAATGACTGTTTAAAGACATTTGATCATGTTATTAATCGTGGAAATAATTTCCAAACTATGAGATTTCCGATTGTATCAGATTTAGGTCGTCAAATGGAAGGTTATATCATAGCAAATGACTTTGACAAAGAAATCAATGTGTGGCATGAAGAAGCATATTGCAAACATTTATTAGAACAGGAGCAAAATGGATAGGAAAGAGTTTTTATATATACCATCACTATCAGCAGGTAGCATGGTGTCAGCTTTTAAAAAGAATACTAAATTTGAAGATGGCACTACAATGCGATTCTTTTCTAAAGAATATCCCGAAGAATGGAGACATCCATACTTCTTGGTAACTGCAGGCCATCATTACAAGAAAATGGATTTTCGAGATCAATTAGGATTAGATGATGAAACATTTGTATTTGGTGACTCGGGAGGATTCCAAATTGCTACTGGTGCTCTTAAATGGGACGGTACTATACGAGAAAAAATATTTCATTGGTTGGAAGCTAATAGTGATGTAGCAGCAAACTTGGATATACCACCTAGAGTTACATTTGAAAATCGTTTTCAAGATTCAATGGACATATCATTTGACAACTTTAAATGGTTCGAAAAACATCAGAGCGGTAAGACAAAATTCTTAAATGTTATTCAAGGTACATTTGGTGAAGAATACAAAGAATGGTATCACAAGTTCAAAGACTTTGACTTTAAAGGTTGGTGTATAGGAGGTCCTAAAAAATTAGTAGACTTTATGTATGTAATTGCACTAATGCTTCAAGAACGAGAGTTTGAAAAGAAACATGTAGAATATGTGCATTTGCTAGGAATAAGCAAAATATCAGATTTCTTTATATTAGCAACTTTGCAAGAGTTATTAAATAAATTAACAGATAATCGCATACAATTAATGTCTGACTCATCTTCACCAGGTCAATATCCAGTATTCGGAACATATCTTCATTCTGGTAATTACAAGACACAGACATTCACTGAATTGTATTTTCCGAAGAATGCTGAGTATCGCAGAAAAACGCATGTTAAACAAGGCAAAGACGGCGAAATAAGCATTGATAAAACTAAACATGTTCCTTGTAGCATCGACTGCCCAGCATGTAAAGACTTTACATATGAATATTTAGGAGGACAAACCGCAACTGGTTTAGACAGATATTCACAAGAAGGAATGCCTCGAATGGTAGTTCATAATACGCATCTATATTGTGAAATCGTTAAAGACATTAATAAATTGACACATAATCATGTTGAATTATTAGAAACGGCTATTCCAAAAGAATTATTCAATGTTATACTATCATTACACGAAATGTTTGCAGATCCAGACAACGCAATGAATGTATATGCAACATATAAAAAGACATACAAGAAATTTGGTGGAGATAGTATATCAACTACCGATGCTAAACAATTCGAGAAATTTTTTAAATTTTAATTAGGTTATATAATGGAAAAAAGTAAATTACAATCATTTATCAATCGTTATTATCTTGCAGGTAATTGCGAAGCGGTAATACTAAAAGAAAATGAAACAGGGGTAGGTTGCGAACTTATCGACATGGATCAAACTGTGGTTGGGAAACTGCAATGGAAAACGACTCCTTTTATGAAGGGAGAATTGGGTATCAATCATACAGGAGCATTGATGAAAATGTTGTCTGCAGTTGGCGAAAACATCAATATAGATGTGCAAGACGCAGCCGGTAAAAACTATGCTATGAAGATTAGCGAAGGAAGCACTAAAGCAACTTTCATGTTAGCAGACACAACCGTTATCCCTGCAGTTCCCGCTATCAACGCAGAACCTCCATATGAAGTAACCTTGCCAATTGACGACGAATTTGTAAATAAATTTATCAAAGCAAAAAATGCATTACCAGACGCAAAGAATTTTGCAGTGCAAGTAGTAAATGGAGAAATTAAATTTATTATTAACTATTCAACCGTTAATTCAGATAATATTACATTTTCTATTGGTACAACTGCAGAAGGCGATTTAGAGCCAATATGTTTTAGTGCCGATAAATTGAAAGAAGTATTAGTTGCTAATAAAGGCGACAAAGGTACAATGCATGTTTCAAGTCAAGGATTATCAAGAATTGATTTCGATGGTAGTGATTTCGAATCTAATTATTGGTTGGTACAATTACAGAATTAATATGCAAGTTAACGTAGTAGTAAAAGATGCTGGCATAAAATTGCCTATAGCAGAAACCGCAGCAGCCGCAGGATGTGATATAAGATCTAATCATGATGCAACTATCAAGCCAGGTTGTACAATGTTAGTTAAAACAGGATTGAGTGTTGAAATTCCAATTGGCTATGAAATTCAAGTTAGACCTCGCAGTGGATTGGCCTTATCTAAAGGAATAACCGTATTGAATAGTCCTGGCACTATAGATGCAGATTACAGAGGAGAAATAGGCGTAATTTTGATTAATCATGGAAATGAACGAGTGTTTCTACAAAAAGGAGAACGCATCGGTCAATTGGTAATGAACAAAGTAGAACGAATAGAATGGAATCCAGTAACAAGCCTAACAGGTACTAAACGAGGCGAACATGGATTTGGATCAACAGGTAATAAATAAATTATGTTTGGAGTAACAGAAAATACATTATGGGTAGAATCCTTCCGCCCAGACACAATGGATGGATATATTGGTAATGAGCATATTATTGACAAAGTCAAGATATTCATTAAGAATGGTGATGTTCCGCATTTGCTATTCTTTGGTCCAGCTGGAACCGGTAAGACAACGTTAGCAAAGATTATTGCTAACAGTGTAGATGCTGATATGATGTATATTAATGCATCTGACGAAAACTCAGTAGACGCAGTGCGAGACAAGATCAAGCGATATGCATCAACAGTAGGATTTAAACGTTGGAAGATTGTAATATTAGATGAAGCAGATTATTTGACTCCTAATGCTCAAGCAGCTCTCCGCAACCTAATGGAAACATATAGCAAAACTACTCGATTCATATTAACATGTAATTATGTAGAAAAGATTATTGACCCAATACAAAGCAGATGTCAGACATTTGCAATAACACCTCCTAATAAAACAGATGTAGCAAAGCGATTGGTTACTATTTTAGAAGAAAAAGGTGTAACATATGATATTCAAGATATTGCTGCAATTATCAATGCATCATATCCAGATATAAGAAGAGCATTAAATGCAGCACAGGCTTCTGTGGTAGATGGTAAGTTGCAACTAGACAAAGCAAGTGCAATACAAGCAAATTATATGACCGAAGTGTTAGAAATGCTTAAAACAACTAAAGACAAAAAAGCAACCTTTAATAAAATACGGCAATGTATTGCAGATAGCAAAGTAAAAGACTTTACACCATTATACACATTTTTATATGATAATCTAGAAGAGTTTGCTACAGGACATATTGCTGCAATTATATTGATTATTGCGGAAGCACAATTTAAAGATGCTACGGTAGTAGACAAAGAAATAAACATTATGGCTATGTTTGTTAATATTATGAATGAAATATAAGGATACAATGAAAAGTAAATTTAAAGTTGGAGACAAAGCAGTAAAACCAAAAGGATATGCATTCCCATGTACAATAGTAGGAGTATTTCAAACCCTTAAAGGAGATATTCGAATTGTAGGAGAAATGGATGAATTTGGACTATTACATATATTT